CTGTGCGTCAAGATCCCTGATTCACGCGGGGTAGCCGCCCGATGGGATGCCGGCTTTGGTCGGAACGTGACGCCTCCAGATGGTCCAGGGCGGACCGGGATAGGCGCATCCTAGCCCACGAGGCACCACGAATGAACTCCCCCATCGTAGAGAGTCGTCAGATTCGACGCCCAAAAAAACACGCGTTTGAGAAGCAGACCGAGGCAGAGCTCCCGAGTTTGACAACTCAAGTCGTTTATGAGTTTCGAACGGCAAGAAGCGTCCGAACGATGTTCTCCGATTGAACGGCGCGCCGCCAAATCGTCAACGTCCCGCCCGAGTGGTTCACACACCGGACCGACCCCGCTACGGGGCGCAGGATACGCCTGAGACCGTCGGAGCGGCAACGGGGCAGCCTAGGCGCGACCATCGGCGAGCGGGCGATTGAAGGCCAGGCGCGGAGGCGGGAGAGGCAACATCCCGACTCGCAGGCGGAAGAATAGATCCGGCAACAATGGGACGAAATTCGACAGCCGAAAAGACGGGCAATCAGCCGGACTGCCGAAATGATCCGTCTCCGATCGCGTCCGAGGGCTTAGCGGCCGAATGGGTGCATATCGACGAGCTGGACCCGTGGGAGAAGAACCCGCGGAAGAACGACGAAGCGGCGCCCAAGCTGGCGAAACTAATCGTCAAGCTAGGGTTCGGTTCGACTCTTCTGGCGTGGATCGACCCGACAGGCGGACGCAAACAGATTCTTGGTGGGCACACCCGCAAGAAAGCCGTCCAACTTCTGCAGCGTAAGCTACCGCAGTGCTCCAAGGCACAACGATCGAAGTGGCACCCGGATGCGATACGAACTGCCGAGACTGGGATGGTTCCAGTTCGAGTTCGCGCTGACTTGACAAGCGCACAGGCGCATCAGTTGGCGATTGCCGACAACAAGGCGAACGAATGGGCCGATTGGGACGCGGAGTTGCTGCCGGATGTTCTGTCGGAGTTCAGTCTTCCCGATGTTGAGGATTTGGGTTTCGACCCGAGCAAGATCGATAGACTCGCAGACGATCTGTACGGTCTTGGTGAACTCGAGAAGGAAGTCAAACTCGACACTTCGTTCCAGGTGGTGATCACGGTTGAATCCGAAGAGGAACAACTGGCGGTCATCGAGTGGGCGCAGGAGATGGGGCACAAGTGCCGCGCGTTGATCTAGATCTCAATGTCGAGATCGAACGCACTCCGCGAGCGGTCCAGCTCGAGGGAATTTTCGACGTACCGGAGACCCGACACTCGTCGGCGTCCTATCACTTCGATGTCCCTCTCCATGAGCGCCTCTGGCAAATTGGTCTCATCGTGGGCCCCAGCGGAGCCGGCAAGACTTCAGTTGCCCGACATCTGTTCGGCGACAACATCGTCCAGGGTTACGACTGGCACCCGTCCAAAAGTCTAGTCGACAGCTTCGACGCCAAGCATTCGATTTGAGACATTACCGGTGCGCTTAGCGCCGTCGGATTTTCGAGCCCACCCAGCTGGCTCAAGCCATTCCGAGTTCTGTCCAATGGCGAGCAGTTTCGTTCGACAATGGCCCGTGCGTTGTTGGATGATCGCGAACTCATTGTCGTTGATGAATTCACGTCGGTTATTGATCGCACGGTGGCCCGAATCGGCTCCTGCGCAATCTCGAAGGCGATTCGACGCAGCACTCGCAAGTTTATCGCGGTCAGCTGCCACGATGACATCGTGGAATGGCTGCAGCCCGATTGGATCCTAGAGCCTCACGCGGGCCGCTTCGCGTGGAGGTTACTTCGGCGACGGCCAGCAATTGAGCTGGAAATCCGCCGGGTCAGCAATCAGATGTGGCCACTTTTCGCGCCGCATCACTATATGAGCGCAGAGCTCAGCAAGTCCGCTTGGTGCTTCGCTGCCTATCATGACGGACGCCCGGTAGCGTTCAGCTCTTGGCTGCCATTCGTTGGTCGACTCAAGGATGGGCGCGGCGCTCGCCGAACACATCGTAACGTTTGCCTGCCGGACTTTCAGGGCGTTGGGATCGGCGCAGTACTGGTCGATGAGCTGGCTGCCATGTGGGCAGGGCTTGGGCTTCGAGCGTTTCATCGTACGGCTCATCCAGGTGACATTGCCGCAAAGTCACGTAGCCCGAACTGGCGATTGACCGCACACGGATTCACGGCGGCTGACGGGGGCAAAATGAAATCGCTGGCAAAGACCCGTACAACGAACAGACGGGCAGCGAGCTTCGAATTTCACGGCGCCGCAATGAAAACGGACGAGGCTAGGCAGCTAGCCCAAGTCGATTGAGCAAGTCCGTTGCGGGACTCCAGGGCGACAATTGCCCAGATATTGACACGTGTGGCAATGTGCGGATGAGACGCAGACACCAACAGAGATAGCCATCTGTCGAGTGGCAAGCTAGCTGCTCGTCGCCAAATTGTGGGGCACGCACATCGACCAGTTCGACCAGACAGATGGAGACCCCGAGCGGGCCAATCTCGTACGCAGTATTTAGACGAGGTTTGCCGCTAGCACAGATGATCAGTGGACCGCGATAACTCCAGGGACGTTTGCGTAGCTCGATGGTTTTGCGACCACTGTCGATGAGACTCGCCCAGGGCTGCTTGACGGATAGGCATTTCATAATGCAATCATCATTCTAGCGACTTCGGCCGTGGAGTCAAAAATATCCCACAACTGAAAACAAGCTGAATCCTAGGGTTGAACCGGGAAACAGCTACCGGCTTCAGCCAAAAATCGACACGAAATCCCGCAACAGGAAACAAGCGCATTGGCAGGCCGAAACACCCCCGGGCGACGCCCCAAGCTGAACCGCGACCTTTCCGAGCGGCTCCTGCAGCTGCTCGAGAACAGTATTCCTCTCGCGGTGGCATGTCCGGGCGCCGGCATCTCTGACCGCACTCTCCGCATTTGGCGTAAGCGCGCTGCCGACGGCGACAAGACGCTCGCCGAGTTTATCGGCAAGGTCGACGCCGCAATTGCCAAGGGGCGCATTCGACTTTTGCTCCAAATCCAGAAGCACGGCAATCGAGACTTTCGGGCGCCCGCTTGGATTCTCGAGCACGCGCATTCTCAACACTTTGGCGCCAAGTCACAGGTAAGCATTTCACTCGTACAGGAGCGAGCAAAGCTCCTCGATATAGCCGAGAAGACTCTCAAGCCAGATGCCTACGCTGTTCTACTCGCCGCGGTCGCAGCAGCCGAAGACGCTGGGGCAAATGGCGAAGGAGAGATTGGCGAAACTGGCGGCGACGAGTAGTCAGGGCGAGCCAGTCGGCGTTGGATCTTCCTTCGAGACCCTGCTGACCATGGACGCCAAGCTGGCGGCATCGGGCCATCATCCGTTACTCGACTGGTGGAAGGCGGAACTAGCGCGCTTCTACGCGCACCCGACCGCATTGGCCGCCGTCTATCGAGTAGGTCGAGGCGGAGCAAAAAGCAACACCTCGGTCAAGGTCGGCTGCAACGAGATCCTGAACGGTCGCTTTGCGATCCCAGCCGGCGAAATCCACTACTGGGCGCAGGTATCGGAATCGAAGGAAGAAGCTAAGGAACGCCTTAGGCTTTACGAATCGTTCTTCGAAGCGCTCAGGGTCGAGTTCCAAGCGGCTGGCGATTCGATCATCATCCCTAGTCTGAAGCGCGGCGTTCGAGTCTTCGCCTGCCAAATCGGCGCAGTCTCCGGATTTCGTTGCATCGGGTACTCCGCAGACGAAGCGGCGAAGTGGGAGAACAGCAACCACTCGGCGAACCCCGCGCAGGAAGTCATCAGCTCGATCGAGGCAATGACGATCACTCACCCCGGTGTGCGGTCGCTCATCATCTCGAGCCCCTGGGGCATCGACGACTACCATTACGACCTATTCGAGAAGGGCGACACCGCCGAGCAGGTCGTGGCCAGCGCTCCGAGTTGGGTAGCCAATCCCAGCATCACCCGCGAACAATGCCTCATAAAGGCCAAGGGTGACGAGAAGATCCTGATCCGGGAATACGAGGCGATCCCAGGCGCGACCATCAGCAAGGCCTTGGATGCCGCGCACGTAACGGCCGCGTTCGATGTTCCGCAGTCACCCAAGGTAGGTTGTTCGTTCCTCTGCATCGATGCCAGCTCACTCCGCGGTGACGCTTTCGCTTGGTGTGCCGGCTACGAATCAGCGAAGGGATTGGTCATCGGCGAGGTCGACGGCATCGAGGACGCCGTTCTAGCCAACATCAAGATGGGCGAAGTCGTCGAGCGCATTGCAGCTCGAGCAAGAGCGTGGGGAACCGACGTTGTGTTCGGGGATCAGCGCGAAGAAGCTGGCCTCGATACGCTGTTTTCACAGCACGGAATCACCTTCGTTCCGTACGCGTGGACCGACACCAGCAAACATGACGCTTTCACGCTGCTGCGCCGAATTCTGAAGGACGGTCAGCTTTCCCTTTGCGAACACGACAAGCTTCTGCAGCAGGCCAAGGGGTGCAAGCTCCACCTGATGCCGAGTGGTCGCAACAAGTACGCGACCAACGGCCTCGATTACCTGTCGACCATCATCACCCTCATGCATGCGGTGAACGATGGGCAGATCAGTGTTGTTCCGGTGCGCGAAGTGTCGTTTGACTCCGTAAAACTGGTACGACCCTACATTTCCGTTCTGAACATGTAGCGCGATGGCTAACAAGAATCTGGCGGGGCAAGCGCCGACATTTGAGTCGAGTGATGCATCGCAACGGACTCCAGAGCTTGACGGGAACGAAATCGTCGACCCCACCAACCCTGCCTCTGCCGCCAAACTCTATCGCTTTCATAGTGCCGCCGCTGAGCAGCAAAACACCGAAGCGGAACAAGACCTCGAAGAAGTCCTGCGTGGCTACGGAAAACTCCCCGGACAACAGGACCAGTAATGTGGCCATTCTCGAAACGAGCACCATCGGCATTCGAAGCCGAGATGAACGCCGTCCGGGCATTGCCGGATCCTGACCGGGCACAGGTTCGCAACTGGTTCGATCCGCCTCAGTACGGACAACAGGATCCGATCCTGGTTCCGCCCTTGCTAGCGCCGAACCGCCAGGCTCAGTTTGCTGAGCAGCCCATCATTGACCGCTACCCGACCATCATCGGGCAATCGCTCAGTGGGCAGTATGTCTCGACGGCGTTCAGGCTGGCCAATTCAGGCTGGCGCTACCAGCTTGTCGATCTGCTGAGCGAACTTCTCGAGAACGACCCCGACACTCGCGCGGTTGCTCGAGCGCGAATCCTTGGAATCGCGTGCGGTCGCTACACGGTCGAACCGGCAAGACTTGGCGATTCCGCGACCGATGCAGAGCGCGATCTGACCAAGCGGGTCGCTGATGAATTCGCACTCGAGTTCGACAACATCCCGTACCGAACCCAACGGATCCAGCAGCTCGCTTGGGCCGATTGGGATGGCGTAGCGGGCCACGAGATCATGTGGGAGCACCCGACGAAATCCGTCTGGGACATCTCCGACCTCCGATTCATCCACACGCGCCGCCTCAACTACACGAACCCAGTAACGTGGGATCTGTACGTGTACGACCAGGGCCTGGTTGGTCCCGGCAGCGATTATATGGGACCGACGGTTGGCGTCTACGGATTGCCCGTCGCCAAGTACCCGGGCAAGTTCCTGATCCACACTCCGAGCCTCAGCAAGGAGTATCCGACGCGTGACGGCGAAGGCCGATTCGTTGCCTTCTACATGCTGCTCAAGCGCATGGTGACCCGCTGTTCCGCGCAAGACTTCGAGCGCGTCATTCGCCCTTGGGTGCTGGGGTATTTCAACCGAACCCTGCAGCCCGGGCACGAAACGCCCATCGCGGACAAGAAAGACATCGAACTCCTGAACGCTGCATTGGCAGCCTTCGGTAGCGGTTCAATGAATTCCGCGGCGCTGCCGAATACGGTCAGGGTCGAACTGCTCCGCGCGGCTGCCGCCATGACGGCGATGGAGTTCCTGAGCTACCTGAATCGTTCGATCGCCAAAGGGCTACTCGGACAAGCTTTCACGACGGAGCCGGGTCCAAACGGCAACCTCGCCACTGCTACCACCGCCGACGCCAACACGGACAAGGTGTTGAGCTACTCGGCTGGCGCAATGTCAGACACGTTGCGATTCGGGCTCGCGTTGCCCTGGACGCAGCTCAATCACCCGGCTCTTCCCCGGTCTTACGCGCCGCGAATTGTCGCCGACATCAGCGCCATCCCGAAACCGCAAGAACTGATCACGATGGCCAAGGACATGACGTCCATGGATGCGCCAGTCGATATCGATGACCTTGAGAGCAAGACGCCGCTGAAGCTGTTGGCCAAAGACGACACGACGGGGCGTCGAACCCGGATGCTGACGGCGAAGGACGGGCCACGTCCAGCAGATCCTACCGAAGCGCCTTTGGTAGAAGACGATGCTTTATCTGGCAAGTCGGCAAAGGCAGAAGCTCAACCGATTCTCCAAGTTGTAGGCACGCAGAGTAGTAAGCAGCGTAAGCCTCTTCCGCAGTAAGATATCGACCTAGGTTGTGAGTTGTTTGCCGGACGTGGATTTGGGACAAGAACCTACCGCGCGAAGCTATCCAGCTAACTCCAGGCAAAGAACACGACCTAGCCATATGAAGATTTTGAGCGTTCTGACGGTCGGTAACAACGCGTAGATTTGCCTTCCAATTATGAAGGCCATTTCCGTCGATATGATCGATCTTGCTTAGCGGAGGCGCACGCAACAGCAGTCGATGCATCATAACGGTACGTTGTTTTCCGGCGCAACGTGCCTCATTGGTACGAGCATACCAGGTATGCTGATCTCGATAAGCGTGCCATTTATGCGCATTGATCCGCTCGAAGTCCTCATCGTCAACCAATGCGAACTGTCCCTGGGTTAGCGGGATCTGTTTCATGAGTGTTTGATCCTTTCAAGTGTCGACTCCCTGTCGCCGTGAAAGGATCAGTAACGCAGCACAGGGAATCGACTCACCAATGATAGCGCGCTGGCAGCTATCGACAACTGCTTTCCACCTTCCGGCACGCCCAATCAGGCTGCTGCTCAGAAACCAAAACGCACTGAGGAACTCTCATGACGTATCTCACGAATCCCACGGTTGTCAGCGAGCAACGCCTGCAACTGCCGTCCGAAGCGGCTAAGGTCATCTACAAGTCAACGGCTGGCATGATGAACGGCGCGGTGCCGGTTCGACTCTGCAAGTATGCAACAACCACCAACCTGACGCTGACCTCGGTTTCGACGACCATCGATACCAGCGGGACGATTGTCGAGGGCGATCGAATTCTCGTCAAGGATCAGTCGACACATTCGCAGAACGGCATCTACATCGCCGGAGCAGTGTCGTCTGGTAGCTGTGCATTGAGGCGCGCTGATGATGCCGATATGGCCGACAAGATCCAGTCGGGCATGTTGGTGTCGGTTGTTTCTGGAACGGCTGGTGCTGGAACTCATTGGAACATGTCGACTGCGGGTTGGCCCGGCACGAAGGTTCTGGGTACCGACACTCTGGACTTTAGCTCTCGCACGGACACGACCTATGGTGCCGCCACGGCGATCGCCGCTGGCACGCAATCCGCGGCCATGTACAACCAACAGGTCAACTCAAACGTCTACCAGGTTCGCGGCGTCGTCGACTCGAACATATCGAACCTAGCGGCATTTGCGGTTAGCCAAGACGGCATCACGTACGCAGCGGGCGACGTCGTGTTGCTCTGTAAGCAGACGACTGCGGCACAGAACGGTCCCTACGTGGTCGGCACGGTCTCTACGACCGCTCCGTTGACTCGTCCAAATTGGTGGGCAGCCGCCAAGGTGATCCCGCTCGGCACCGTGTTCGAGGCCGGCTACGAAGGGACCCTCTACGGTGGCAGCTCGTGGAAGTCGAGCGCGACTAAAGGCGCCGTCGTCGACACCAATGATCCGGTCCTATACCCGCGAGTCGTCAAGGGCACGGCGACGCTCGTTGCTGGAACCGTCACGCTCGGCGCGACTCAGGGGCTCTGGCTCAAGAGCACCACTAAGAGCACCATCCATGTCTCTCGCGCGACCGCCAACACGTGCACGCTAACCGTCAACGGTTACGCGTCTGCGCCCGGCAGTAATACCGCGGGCATCATCGGCACAGCAGCGGTGGTCATCAACGCCTGTGTTGCGGACGGATCTATCAACATCGCTGACATCAGTACGATTTTTTACACGATCACAAACTGGTAGTCGATGGCACGATCCATCCTGCTAACCCCCGGCCAAGTATCGGTCCTGCGCGCGGGCGCGGGCGCAATTGCTGCCGACAACACGACGTTGACGGACGCCAATGTCCCGCCGGCGTCTGCGGTGGATTGTTGGTTGTACGACACGATATTTGTTGGGGTCGAGATCACCGCTGGTACGTCGCCGACCATGACGATCGAACCGCTGTTTCGGGACTCAGGGGCAGCGGATGGGGCACGGTGGCGGCGGCTGCTCATCGGAGCAAATCCAGGCGTCACACTCGCGTCGGCAGCCATTCAGAGCACGGGTGCGCTCGCGCCTGATCTGACCATGTACGAGATCCAGGTATTCGGTTGCAGGTCGGTGTTCTTCCGGATCTCGGCAGTCGCGAACGCCACCAATACGACCGCCTGGAGCATCCTCGGATTTCCGGGACGCGCTCGAAACGTGGCGATGCTGCCCAAGGGATAGATGGCGGACCTTCCTCTCGATGTTGGCGTGGCCTCGGTTCACGTCAGCGGAGCTGTGGGCGCACAAGAAAAGGTGCAACCTATGGGAAAGCTCAATGCGGCACAGCGGAAGCGCATTCCGACAAGCCAATACGGGGATCCAAAGAACAAAAAATATCCTCTGAGCGACAAAACCCACGCTGATATGGCAGCGTCGGATCTCGAAAAAGAGCACAACGCTGGTCGTATTTCGGACGGAAAATATCACGCGATCAAGCGGCGAGTGAAAGCAGCTCAGCGCCGTTTCGGCGAGAAGCCAAAGACCGCAGCGAATGGTCAATGGGGAGCGCTCCAGCTTCGACTCACCCATCCCAACGGCGGCAAAACGTTCATTCATCACCAGATGTCGGCGTTTGACGCTGACAGTCAGCAATACACGGCCGAGTACGACGAGGCTCGCGGCGAGCTGAGACTCTACGGTCCGATCGACAAGACGCAGGCACTGTCAGCTGAAGACAGTGATGGCCGCGTCTGGATCCAATGCGCTCGGACTGGTGCTTGGGCGGGTCACCCGCAAGGCGCATTCCGAATCACCGAGCAGATTCTTGATGCGATGGTGGAGAACTTCCACCGCGAAGGCGTTCAGCGTCGCCAGTACGACTTCAATCACGCCTCTGCATATCCGGCCAACAGCGGATCTATTCCTGCTGGCGGAACCCCCGCACAGGGTTGGTTCTACGATCTCGAGCGTCGCGGCGACAAGCTGTTCGCCCTCACGCAGTGGCTACCGCTCGCCAAGCAATACCTCGAAGGCGATCAGTACGGCGGCATCAGCCCGCTCATCAACTGGGAAGCGCGCGACCGTGTGAGCAATAGGCCGGTTGGGCCGCTCATCAAGTCGATCGCTCTCACCAACGATCCTTTCCTGTTGGGCATGCAGCGACCTACCGCAGCAAGCGCATCAGGCACGCAAACCACCGATCGAGGGCCTATGCCGCTCACTGAAGTCGATCCGAAATCTGCACAGGCCCTAGAGGCCTACTGCTACAGCTCGACGCCGCAGTTGATGTCGCAACTCAAGGCCGCGTTTGGCCTGCATGAACTGGCGACCGCTCAACATTGTAGCGACGCCCTCGCCAATCTTTCGTCGCACCTCGACGCCGTGGACGGAGACGCCACCGCGACCCACGAGGGCATCAAGCTCGCTGACTATGTGGGCAAGCTGCGCGACATGGTCGGTGGCGCTTCCGAGATGAGTTCGATCGAGCTGATCCAGTTCATCGACAAGATCCTCGACGAGTACATGGAAGAGAATGGCATCGAAAACGATGACGACGAGACGGGCGCCTGTGTGCCTACCGCCGCGTCTGCCGAAGCCACCACAGAATCACCGGTCGCCACGGCGGCCTCAACAATAGGAGCCGCAATGGCAGATCCAGAAAAGCCGGCAGCCGAAGCCGCTCCGGCAGTGACGCCCGCACCCGCTGCAGCGACGGAAACGCCCGCTGTGGTCCCCGAAGTGGCACCCGTCACAGAGACGGCCGCGAGCGCCGATTCGGGTGAACTTCCGAGCCTCGAGGTTGCCAGGCTGGCGATCGAAAATGCTCGCCTCAAGGCCGAGTTGGCCAAACGCGACGCGAAGGTCTCGGAGCTGTCCGCGCAAGCAAATGTGATCGCCGAGCAAGCGTTGGCTGCGGAAGTCGACGCGGCGATCGTTACCTATAAAGACACGCGTGGGTTAACGCCTGAGTTGCGTCCTCATCTGCTGTCGATGATCCACAAGGCGCCGGAAGAGTTCCGGGCCGCGTTCCCCGCGGTGGAACCCGAGCATCAGCATTTGCTTGCCAACTTGACCGGCGGTGGCGCTTCGAATCCGACCGCTCCTGGTGCGCGCGTCGAAGCCGATACCGCGCAAGCGCTCGACACCACCTCAACGACCGTGACTGAGAACCAACGGATCGTTGCCCTTGGTCTCAATGGACTAACGGACGAACTCATCATCAAGAGCGGCCGAATGCTTTCCTTCGCCGCCGCACAACTAGACGCGGACGAAATGCTCCGCACGGCCCGCGCACAACTCACCAAGTAACGAGGAAAACATGACCGCTTCTTCAACCACCGCATACGTCCAAACCGGGGAAACGCGACCTGTATTTCCTCTCGCCGTCTACAACGCTGGCGCGACCGCAATTCCGGTCAATGCCCTCGTAATCGTTGACGCATCAAACATTCTCGACAACGACGCCATTCGCCAGATTTGTGTGACCGTGCCAAGCGGCACCACCACTCCTTCACGCTGCATCGGTATCACGACGCACGAAATCCCCGCCTATAGCGAAGGGACGATTGAGGGCTTCGGTCCCGTCCGAAACGGCATCTGTAAGGGCGCGATCACCGCTGGATCTGAAGTCGCAAACTCAATTGCGAGCGGCTACACGCACAACATCGCCACGGCCGTTGCCGCGTACCCGAGTTGCGGAATCGCGCTCGCCACCGGCGCCGACACGGACCTCATTCCCTTCATGGTCTGCCACTCCGGAACCACGATCACCGGTTCCACCATGGGCACGTAAGCCTTTCACCACAGGACTAAGGACAAGAAAATGTCAGACGAAAACATCGTCCCGCTGAAGGACGCGCCCGAAAATTCTCAATGCCTCTCGATGGATTTTGGCGGCAGACCAACCAACATCGATTTGGTTACCGGACATCTCTTCGACAACGCGGGCAATTCGATTGGTCGATGGGAGCCGATGGATAAGACCCAGGACAGCGAGCACTGCAAGGCGCTGGCCCGCAAGGCCCATCACCTTTCGTCGGCCCTCACGGCGTCGAGCATTGGCGGATCCTGCATCTCCAAACACGGTGATGATTATGTGCGCGACTTCGCGCGACAAACGTTCCTGCTTTCGAATTGCTCCGAGAAGGAGCGGACGCAGATGTTGGACGTTGGTCCTGCCGATGTTCACATTGCCGGCGGACTCCCGAACTTCATCACCGGTTACACTAACGAAGGACCGGTAGCGGACGTATACGCACCGCCAGTGATTGTTCCCAAGAAGTCCGACTACTACTGGCAGTACGATCGCTATGATGCTTTCCAACGCGCGATTCCGCAGCTGGGAGCATCAGCGTCAACGCCGATGGAGATCTTCCCCCGTTTCGGCAACACGATCTTCAAGGTCATCCTTAGGGCAATCGGCACCTTCGTTCCGACTGAGGTCGAAGCGAACGCAGATGCGGCGCTAAGGATCAAGATGGGGCATTTGAGCCGCGTCTTCAAGGCTGCCATACTTGAGCGCGAGATTCGTGCCCAAGCGCTAGCTCGCACATCCGGAAACTGGAATTCCGCGACGACGCTGGGTGCAGGGTATCAGTATAATGGCGGCCCAAACAGTGATCCGGTGAAGGATTTCCACGCCATCAAGGCTGCCAGTTTCGGCAACCCCAACGCGGCAATTATCCCCGAACCCATCTGGGATGCCATGTGTCGCAATCCAGCGGTTCGCGCCTACTATGCCGGACCTAACGGCGTTCCAGGGATCATCAGTGCGCAAAAAATGGCGGAGCTTTTGGACTTCCCAGAAATCTTCGTTTCGCGCATGAAGTACATTGATACCTCGGGAGCCCTTGTCCCTGTTTGGGGCAACGACATCGTGGTGTTCAGGCGACCAGCGGTGTTGCCGCCCGTTAATCAAGAGGACGTTTGCACAGCCGTTACGTTCCGGTGGGGCATGGGCGGCGTTAGCGTCCCAGACACTGGCCAGTTCACTCCCGACATGGTGGACGGTCGCGGATGGATCGTTCGGCAGTTCTTCAATCAGCAACGCGGTGAGCTTGGTGGAATCCAGATGGTGCTCGTACTTGGTGACGCGGAAACGCAGACCTCCAAATACATCGGCAACCTGCTGATCAACGCCAAGCAATAACCGACAGAACAGGGGCGGTGCTAGTGGCCGCCCCATTTACAGGGAGACATCATGGGAAATCCAAACCAAGCGGCTCAGCCAGAGCTAAGCAAAAACGAACGCGTCGAGATCCGTATGAAGCCCGGCTGTGGCCGCATGCTGATCGGTCGCCACTATATCCTCGCCGACGAGAATGGTGGCACCAAGAAGACGACCAAGCGTCCAAAGCTTCTGGACGATGTTCTGGAGGTCGAGGACGAATGGCTCGGGGCGCGCAAGATTGGTCCCAATGGGCAGCCGTTGGACGGCCCTACCGCGATCGTTCCGGTGTCGCTGATCGAATCATATCTGAAGGACGGAAAACCTACGCGCATCATCGAAGGCTATCCGATGCAGAAATGCAAGGGTAGCGATGTCACCGAGGACGAGCACGGTAATCCCGTGGCGCCAGTCGAAGATACCTTCAAGCCCGGCCGTATCAGTCGGCGCCAAGACAACTCGCTTATCGCCTCGCATCCAGACTGCACGTTCGAAATCGTCCGTCGTGTAGCGTAATCATGCCCCAACTAACGCCGTACGTTACCGCATCGATGCTGCGTGCGGCGTTATCGCCTCCGACCTACTTTGCGCTTTTGGACGACGATCAGACCGGTGACGCAGACACGGTTGACGCTTCTGAAGCGGTGCTGTTGATCCTGAAACGAGGACACGCACGCACCATTTCGCGGCTGCCTCCCATCTACGTCACCCTACCATCGGCGGCAGTTCCGGCGGACGTTCCGGCGCTCCTGCAAGACGCCGAACTCTGCTACTGCGAAGGGATCGCCTACAACCGGCACGCCGAATACGTGCGCGCCTACGGGATCCCAAAGTTCGCCGAGGGAGACGAGATTATGGATAGGATCCAATCGTCAATCCTGCGCATCGCCGACAATCCCCCGGAACCAGAGCCGCGCAACGTTGGCGGAATCGTCACCGACGACCATCAGCGAATGTTCCTTGGGTCGCAGAACGGAATCATGAACAGCGGGGATTTCTGAGAATACACGAAGGGATCGCAGAGACGATGAGCTTCAAACAATACTTTCGCGGGCTCGCTGCGGCGCATCAGATGATTTGGTCTCACCCTGGAGATCCTGTTCGCTTACAGTCATCCATTGGCAAACTGAGTGCGCGACGCCGCTACGTTGACGGATTGTTGTTGTGCAAACGAATCGTTGGACGAACCGAGATCAGGATAGAGGCAGAGCATAGCGGGGATTTCTGAGGTGGCACACGATCATGTCGGCGCCCTCGAACTCCCGGTCAATACGACCGATCTGCCTGTCGGAGATCCGCTTCTAACGATTCTCGGTAACTTCATGCAGGCAGCGATTCGCGCTGCGTGTGGTCGTGCCTGGAATTCGATTGGTGGCAACACGGACGTTTGCGGACGCGTCGAGACCAACAACCCCAAAGACAATACGTTCGTTACCGCTGGGCTTCCGGCGCTATTCATCTTTCGCGACGCCGAGTCGTTCACGGAAGAATGGATCGCTGACGAGCTCTGCGAGTTGAAGTCCAACATCACAGCGCTTTGGGTGTTGCCGTTGGCTGCTCAGTATTGGAAAGCGGTTCGCTCTCCATTCGTCCAAGCTTTACACGGTGCAGTTGGCCGAGCCTTTCGAGACGACTACGTGAAAGGCTACCGCAAGCCGCGCGAAGCCGACCCGTACGCGCTCATGTATGGGTCTAGCCTGACCGATTGGGCTAACCTGATGCGGCAAATCTACACCGTGAAGGTCAAGCCCACGGTGCTCGAGATTGGGATGAGCGAAGACTTGCCGACGAAGCGATTCCCGGCGGTTGAATTCACGATCCCAATCAGCGAGCAAGAGACTTTGTTCGAAGAGAACGCGCCGAACGTGCGAAGCAAGCTCGACGCAGCAGTAGCCGCCAACGCGGCAATCACGGTGGATACGATCGCCGAGCCTGAAGCCGCTCAGATCCATTGGGATGTGCCATGAACAAGTTCGAAGCCGGCATCGTTGCGCAGATCAACAAGGAAGTCGCGGAACTTTGGAGCAAAACTAACGGCACCAAGCTACTTGAGTCCGATCCGCTGCTTCCAACCCAGCGTGAGTGGCGTAGTGAACTGTCGATATTTCTCACCAAGCTACTTGAGTCCGAGCCAGTGCTGCCGACTCAGCAACGTGTACGCGTCAAGCCCGAGCGCCCCGGCGCCATTGGCCGTCACAACGTGAGCGGGCTGCGCGGCTACACGATCAAGCGTTTCCGGCTGCGTCAAGAGCACGTTTGGTCAACGGTTTCTCCCTTCGTTCTTTCGCTGATGGGTAGTCTGCATGAGCACGACGCGCCTCAGCTTCGACTACCAGGGGATTGACGCTCTCGAGCGCAAGATCCAATCGGAGTTCGAACGGCTGCAGCACGAAGCGGTGATCGCGACAGGCAAAGCGGTCACGGCGCGAGCCAAGCACGGAACTTTCAAGGACCACACCCGGCAGCTACGCAGCACTATCTCGATGCGGGTCATCGGTAGCCGTGGCGCTTACTTCATCGTCCAGATTGAGGCTCCGCAGAAGTACGCGTCGTTCGTTGAGAAGAGCACGGAAGCTCACGACATCTGGCCCAAGGCTGGCCACGGGATGATCGGACCGACGCGGCAAGGTCAATCACGCCGCGCAACAGGCAAAGGACCGCACGAGCATATCGTTGGACGCGGCCTAGCGCTGCGCTGGAAAGACGCCGGTGGCGACGAGCACTTTGCTGCGTACGTCCACCACCCGGGCAGCAAGCCCTACGCATTCATGGAGCCCGCTCTCGATTATGGACGGGTTCGACTGGAACAAATCGTTCGGCAGGGATTTGCCGGAATTGCCACTCGACTGGAGAAATGATGGCGAAGAAACCTCGAGACACTCTGCGGGTTCTGCCGAATCCGTTTCTGTTCGGCGGTGACCCGATGTGCGCGTGCGCGTCCGATCCTGTCGAGCACATTGCTGGTCGGTACATCGGCGCAGTGCCAGTCGTAACTCAGCGCGGCGAGATGGTTCAGGTCGGAACCCTGTCGGGATTCGTCGGCAGTGAACAACACGACGTCGAGTGGGAGTTCAGCAGGGACGCCCAGGAAATCCCCAACACCCGCTACTACATCGATCGGATCCGAGAAGGCGCGCTTGTGCCAGCGGATGCGGAGACGGCAGCAAAAGCAGGGATCAAGAACTTCACCACGGCTGAGCAGATGCTCGCCAAGGATCCAAACGCAGTAGCGCCCGCGAAGAAGGGCAAGGAATAGGTCCATGACGATCCTAGTATCTGGATTCGCCACCGACGATGCAGTGCCGGGCAGTTACCGGGCTTCGGTGCTGGGCGCTGGATTGATCGCGATCGGGCAGTTGCCGGTCAAGGTCTGCGCGATCGGAAACAAGACTTCAGCCGGCACCGCTACTCCCGACGTGGACGTGGTTGGCCCGCTCGTCTCGGAAGCAGACGCGGACTCACTACTCGGCTATGGCTCCGAGTGCGCAACAATCGTCTATGGCGCGCTCAGCGTCGGCAATGTCAACGTCTATGCGGCCCCAGTTCTCGAGCCCGCAGCTGGGCCAGTAGCGTCCAGCATCGTCGTTACATTCAGCAACGGCTCGGTCCGCAACGGCACCGCCCGCGGCAGAATTGGCGGCAAAGCATTCGCTTTCGGAGTTGCGGCTGGAGAGGCCACGACCATTACCGCGACGAACATGGATCTGGCGTGCAAGTCGATCATCCGTGCGCAAGCCACATCTTCTCCATCGAGTTCGGCCGTCACCCTAACGAACCGCAACACTGGCGCACGCGGCAACCAATTACTCTTGCAGCTCGACCTCTCGGATGTACCAGGTCTGACCGCGACCGTCACCGTAGGCGCAGCGGTAGCCGGGCACTCTGGTCTCTGGACTTTCGGCAGTGGAGCGGGCGCGGATTCGATTGCCCCGCAACTCGCGAACCTCACGGGCGACACCTATGACTTCTTGGCCATTGCCGCCAACGACACGACCACCATGGGGCTCGTTAAGGCCCAGCTGGTCAGTGAGGCGCTACCCGGAGTCTCCCACCTCGAGAACGCCATCTATGCGATCTGCGGCGGATACTCGGCGGCAGCATCGTTGGCAAACACTACATTGAATGATGCGCGTTCGACGCTCGTCTGGGGCCAATACCTCGAGAACAGCGTGGCGTGGGTAGCGGGCAAAGTCGCGGCCATGCGGGCCTCGATGGTTGCTCAGCAACCGAACTTCAAGTGGGCCCAGACCGCGGAGTGTCGCTTGGTCGGTGCGCAGCCTCAACTCAAGTCCGACAATCCCGGGCACGCTACCCAGAAAAACGCGCTGAACAACGGACTATGTGTGGTCCGCACCGAAGGCACCGATGTCGTCATTGTGCGCGGAATCACAACCAAGTGCCTGACCGGTACCTCACCCGACTATCGCACTCGCGACTGGACCGACGTGGACGTCACGGATCGGATCAACCGCGAAGTTGGCGCTCTCTGGACTGCCGTCACCGCGACCAACATGTGGGCGGAGCCCGACAACCCGACGGGTGCACAGCCAAGCGCTGGTGTCATCACGCCGAACAATTGGAACGCCCTACTGACGAGCGCGATGCGCGGATTCGCAAACAACGGCTGGGTCTATCTGGTCGACGAGCATCCTCCGCAGAGCGAATGGGACACGACCCGCAACTGCATCATGTCGGCGATCCCCGTCTACGTGAAACCTAAGGCCTTCCAACTCGGCGCAAACGTCAACCAGACGGCCGCGTAAGGGGATCCAAATGGCTGACAAGTTCCGCAATTTCTCGTGCTACGGCAAGAGTGGGCGCAAGGTCGAGTTCCAAACGGATTCGACCATCGACGGTGAATCCAACAGCGAGCAGATCATCGTTGACGGTAAGGTCGCTGGCGCCAGCGAAGGTGTTGAGACTTCCTCGGTCACGATCGATTCCGCCATCTGTGTCGCTGGCAAGGATTCAACGCAAGCGATCTTCGACCTCTACAAGTCGAAGGAATACACGGATTTCACCTTCGGAATCATCGATGGCCGCATCTTGACGGCGAACATGATGGTGAAGTCGTTCAAGTACACCGGGAAGGCTGCCAACGGTACCACGACGTTCTCGTGCTCGTTGGTAGGTGGGGAGATCCGCAAAGTAGGGTAAGCTTCCTCGGTTGACCAGGTTACCTCCCTATCCTTGGTTAGCCCGGTGCCCAGGCTAGCGACACCGTAAGCAGCGCTGCTGTGTTCGCTAGCCCTAACTAAGATCCGCCGCTGACGGATCCTCATGCTGTGTGAGGTTCAATGTCTCGTCTGCGGTCAATATTGCGCGGCACGCGCCAGATTCGCTCCATCGAGATTCCCCTGAAGAATCTCATGGAGTCGGACGCTCCCGCTAGGGTTACCGTGGGACTCGCGGTGCAGAGCGGCGATGACTATGCCGTGATTCTCAAGGGTGCAACCAAGTTCGCGATCGATCGCGGAGGCGAACCCAAGGACGGCAGCGAGCTCTACGACTACGGCAAAGCCGTCTATACGATAGCGATCACGTGCGTGGATCCGGAATCGGATCCACAACACCCAATCCCGTTCTTTGGCGATTCGGACAACCCGAGCGTCGAAGAACGGGTTTCGTGCATTTTGTCGCACCCGAATATTGGACGAGACACGATTCTGTTCCTCGCTGAGCACCAAGACGTTTGGCAGGACGAGTGCAGTCCGCAGGGCGACGGAAAGCGCGATCGTACGCCCGAGGAGTATTATCAAATGCTCGCGGAGGTCGCGGCAGAGGGCCCTTTAGCCGTTATGCGACTCAGTGCCGCCACGCGGTTGAAATTAGTGCTTTTCTCGGTGAACCTGCTGCATTCATTACCGATGCTCAATTCTATCTCTGGCTCACCTTCCACAACCACGCCGTAGAGCGCGAACGCAATGGCTAACCTGGCAGAGATCATCGAGGAGCGGCGACGGGCAAACGGCGCGAAGATGCCGATGCCTGCGGGTCGCATCGAGACGCTCAAGCCAGAGGCGTACCTCGAGGAAGCCGAAGGAAAGCCGACGACCCCAATCGTTGTCGGTCTTCGAACTCCCAACGACGAGGATTACGCGGCTGCCCTACAAGCCGAAGACGATACCGGTATCATGCTGGCCATCGTGTGCCGAGGCCTCTGCGATCCGAACGACTGCCGGAATCGGCATCCCTCGTTTCCCTTCCCCGACATTAACATCCCCAAGATGCTGAAGCCGCAGACGATCCGGTACCTGTTCGATCGGATCGAATTACTGCATCTGGAGACGAGCCCCACGGTGCCGCTCGCCGATGAAGCCGAGTTGTTCATCTTAGGGGAGGCCCTGTTGGCAGGGGAACGATTGGAACGCCTCACAGAGTCGAATGCACCCGCAGCTGCCCGTGTCCGTAGACTCGCGTCCGTGCTCATCCAGAGTCTAGGGCTCTTCGACGAATGAGCTCCATCCGTGCCACCCTAGGTCTAGCGCTTGATCGCTCAGTCCGTGATTCGTTCGCAGAAATGCGCAAGCTCGCCAAGGACACGGAAAGTGCTGTCAACCGCTCGATGACCATTCGCGGCGGTGGTCGCGGTGGTGCATCCAATCCCGAACTTGTTGCCGCTCGAGCCGCATACGCCGAGCAATCAAAACTCAACCGGGAGATCTTCAAGCAGCAGGTGGCTTCGGCGCGGCAACTGGCCAGCGAAGACAAGAAGCTCAGCCGAGAACGCACCCGGGAACGACTCGCGGCGCTGCAACTCGAGGCTCGCGAACACCTGCGACAAAACCGCGTTGTCGAAGCCGCGGCGACCCGCGAGCACATGGCGGCGCTCAGTAAGCGCTCATTCTCGCGTGACCGTGACCTTGACCGTCTAGCTACGCGCACCAGTCACCGAGCGACCCGCTTCATCTTCCCGCGTCCCGAGGGGGCGATTGGGTTTGCACACAGGACGATGAATGATCTGCTGCGTGGAGCAGGTATTGATATGTCGCTTTCGGGCGGCGTAGCGCGAGCAAAGGATCTCAACGAAACCGCGCAGCTGCTTTCACAAAACGCCTATCAACCGGGAGAAAAGGGAGCCGCTGGACAACAGGTCGGTGCCGAAATTCTACAGAAGGAAGCGCATGCTAGGGCAGAAAAGTATGGTCTGAAAGGTGGAGCCCAAGAGGTTCTTTCGGGACAAACGAACTTCGTCAAGATCACCGGCGATCTCGAGACCGCTCGCACGCTAACGGGGGACATCGCGAAACTATCAGCGGCAACCGGAGCGAACTTCACCGAAGCTATGGAGGCGTCGGCTTCGCTGTCTAAGAAGCTAGGCGAGATTCCGGACAAGGCCAAGGTCATCTATGGGTTGATGCGCGGTATGGCGTGGCAGGGAAAGCTGGGCGCAGTTGAGATCGGTGACCTGGCCAAAACGATGCCGCGACTAATCTCCGGCGTTACGCGATTCAAGGGCGACACCGGCCAGAATATCATGAAGCTAGGTGCATTGGCGCAGATGGCTCGTGGTGGAGCAGCCAGCAATGCGCGTGAGTCCGCAACGGGCGTGTCGCGCATGGTTGACATGTTTACCACGCCGACGCGCGTCAAAGCCATGATGAAGCTAGGACTTCACAAGTCCGATCTGTTTGACAAATCGGGACTGCTAAACGATCCGTTTGAGATCATCAAGAAGGCGCTCGTCAGAACCAAAGGTGATCCGCTCCTGATGCAGAAGATGTTCTCTTCTGTTATGGGATCGCGGCCGATATCGCGCTTCACTGATCTATACCGGCAAGGCGGCCTAAAGGCGATCGACAAAGAAGAAAAGACCCTAATGAGCGGGTCTGATACGGGTATGTCTGAAGAGGTCGTTCAGAAGATGGCTGAGGAATACAGCCAGACGATGGCGGCAAAGGCGGCGTCTTTCCAAGAGAAGATGGACGTTATCACGGAGTCATTAGCGACTAAGCTGTTGCCGGCGCTCGAACAATTGGCGCCATGGGCTCTCAAGATGACGCAGGCGTTTTCGAGCTTCGTCACCTGGGCAACTGAGAATCCCGGAAAGATCGTTGCGCTTGCAATCAGTGCGGCCATCGCACGAGCGCTCACCGAGTCGTTTCTTCGCGGTTTGCTCGAACGCGCAATCAAAGGCGCCGTTGGCGGCGGAACAGGTGGGCCTGGGTCTGGCGGATCTGGCGGTGGTTTCGTGCGCAACGGTCCCGGCGTCAAAGGCGTGCTCGGTAATACTTCTTGGGGCGGAGCATTATCGGCGGTTGGCGCAGGTGTTGGCCTCGGCATGGGCGTCTACTCGGCGATCGACTACGCTGGAAAGTCCAGTTATGATGAGGGCGTCAAGACCACCAACGATATCAGCGGTGGACTCAAGAACGTCCATGGCGCAGAACTCGGCGGCGCACTCGCTGAGGCAAAACAGAAGCTTAAGGAATACCAGGAAAAGAAGGGTTTCTTCGGCGGTCTTGGCAGCGACTTCATGAACCTACTCGGCGCTGGCGACGAAGCGGACGTCAAGGGCCTCGAGGCGCTGATCGCCAAGAAGCGTGGCGAGTTCGAGCAGTGGCGCGCCAGTGGCGGCAAGATGTCTGAGGGAACGAAGAAAGACATCGCGGCTGAGCAGGTAGTTGCCGGGTATGGGAAGCAGTCAGACCTCGACGTCAACGCCCTTGCCAAAGCGACGACCGACGGCCTCAAGGGACAAACGCTCAATGTGCGCGTGACCAACGCGGGCGATATCGGCAAGAACACGGCCGACAGTGGTCCTTCTGTTGATCCCTCTGGACGCGCGGGTCCACCAAAGAAGTAGCCATGGGCGAGCTCGACAAGTTCGAACGCTGGCGCTTCGAGGGCATCCAACTGGCGGTGGAGTCTGCCTCGGTGCGCATCGGGATCCGAACGCACGAGCACATCTACCCGCATACACGGGGCGCTTCATCGGAGAAGATGGGCCGGGATCTGTACGTCATCGACGTTTCAGGCCGCTTCGATGCCAATCTACCATCAGTGCAGTATCCGAATCCGTTGCTGGCTGCTGGCGTAATGCGAATGCATTGTGAGGAGGAACGGACTGGCGATCTGGTGATCCCATGGATTGGGACCATCCAAGCCTACTGCAAGGAGCTCACTCTAACCGAGAAGAACACGATCCGAAGCGGACTGGCATTTACGGCGAAGTTCGTCGAGGACATGGACTTCGAGTTCCCGATCCAGAATTTCATCCAGGTGAATCGCGCGCCGATGGGCGACAGTTTGGCGCAGTTCCAGGACCACAAGTATCAGGCCGACATCTTCAGCAAGATTGCCGCTGCGGTCGGTTTCGTCCTGGGAATCAAGGACCAATTCCAGCTCTACTCGGCGCTAGTCCAGTCCAAGATCGACTACCTCGAAGGGTTGTTTCGCGAGGCAGATGCAACCGCGAAGGAGCTGGCAGATCCGATGAACCTCACGGGTCTATCGGTATTCGTGGCCCTTTGGGAAACGGTACGCAATTTTGCCAACGATTTGGCCGCGAAGGGGCTAGAGTTCAAGTACTACGTGCTGCCAACACAGATGACGCTGATTCAGGTGTCGATTGCCGTGTACCACGGAGACGCTTCGCGAGCGGGTGACTTGCTCGGGCTGAACGTCATCGAGGACTCTACGGCGATTCCAGCGGGAACGCGGATTCGTTACTACGATAACTAGGGAAAGGGAGACGCATGGCGAACAGGATCTGGGGAAAGGCAACCATTGCGTTGCGACGCAGGCCGAAGTCTGGGGTCATCGGATTTCGTGACGCACTATCCTTGCTCGCTGAGCAGGAAACGATTCGCGGATTCACGATCGGTGCCACCTTGGAATTCCGTAAGAGTCCCGAGATGGAAATCCATGTCGCGCTATGTGACACCTATGGTGCGAACGCGGACGAATGCTGCGCGAAGCTTCGTGAAGTGTTTGCGTCAACGGAATCATTCGAGCTTATAGCGGTATTCAGTGAGCCGTGTGCGTGCTCTAGGCCGCGACCCGGATCGTCGTGCGTGAGCAGTAAAGCGGCGTAGTCCATGGGCATCGACGATACCGTACAACTCATCATTGACGGCAAAGCGACCGCCATTTGTGAGAGCTACGAGATCAAGGTAGCGGTAATGACGCAGCCCGCTGCATTCTCGTTGCGGTTGGGATGGTCCGATGTGGCCAAGACGTTGCTCGATATCTGTCGCCCAGGACTAGGCTTTCAACTCAAAATCAACGACGTCCTGATTCAGAGCGGGATCATCGATTCGCGCGGCGTTCCCGGTGGCAACTCGACCGTGGTGGAGATCAAGGGGCGCGACTACATGCGCAAACTGATGAACTGTCACACTGAGGAGGATATCAGTTTCACTGAGAAAACCTACTACGACATCACCCGCCGAGTCATGAACCTCGTCGGTCTCGACCATCACGAGCTCGTGGCTGGCAATGGGGCGAACCGAATTGCAGTGACCAAGGCTGCGGTCGCAGCAGTTCCGGCAGAGGAACAGGTTCGGGTCATCGAGACCGGGCTACCCAGCACCGGCGGCTCGAAGATGGAGTACAAGTGGCTCAAGGCAAAGGTCGGGCAGCGTTGGTACGATTGGCTCCAAGAGCAATATCGCCTCGCCGGGCTGTTTCTGTGGTGTGCGGGAGACGGCAAGTTCATTTTGTCGACGCCGGGATTCCTGACCGAGCCATCCTATGTGGCCGTACGCCAGCGTGGCGTCGATCGTAATGCCGTCAATGTCCTGCGCCATTCGTTCAAGGACGACACTACCAACAGGCACGCCCAATACATCGTCTATGGGCGCTTTGGTCGCGGCAAAGGTGGACGCAATCGGATCCGTGGTGAGTACGTGGATCCCGAGATGGTCAACTACGGATTCTCGGACGTCATCACCTACCACGACGACCACATCTCTACGACAGCGCAGGCCGAATATTTGGCGCGACGCTACGCTTCTGAAGAGCGACGATCGGGCTGGGAATTGAGCTACACGTTCGAGGGGCATCACACGCCAGCTCTCATCGGCACAGGCTCGGCCGTCTGGGGACCCGATACGGTAGCGAAGGTTCAAGACGACGAACTTGGAATCACTGGGCCGCACTACTTAGAATCCACGACCTTCTCGATGAACCCTCAGAAGGAAACGACGGTCGAGCTGATTCGCCCCGCCGACTTGCTCTACATCGCCGAATCGAATCCAGACGTACAGAAGAAGGCAAAGTCCGCATTGGCAACCGTGAAAGCGAACCCGGGTAAGATCGTGATCGCTACGCCTCCGGGAACGGCTGGGGCTACCGGATCTTGGACAGCGCGTGGCAACGAAGCCTCAGGGAGTTGGTCGTAATGGGACCTTGGCAACTCGGTACCGCGGTCGCCGTCGCCTACGATGAAACCGGCATGCTTGGCGTACAGACCGACGGATTCGGAGAAGCCCCAGGCGTGCATGGACGCGCGCAGGTCGGCATGTACGGGCTCATCAGCAGGCCACTGGACGCCAATGCGGACGGCGAAGGGGCGCTATGCCTGTTCGTTGACGAGGGCAAAGAAGGGTTTGCTTGGTGCGGGTTTGATGGGCGGGATCTGGAAAAGATTCCACCGGCATCAGGCGGAAGCAGTGGCCTCTACAATTCGAAAGGGTCGTTCTTCCTCCAGGATTACGACACTGAGACCACGACATTCTATGTGCCAATCGAGGGCGGCGCTAAAGCGCACCTGCTCCAGATTGGATTTGACTCCAGCGATCCGCCGAAGCGCGTCGTCGACCTACGTCATGCTGATGGTATGTCCATCACGATGCTAGAAAACTCGGTCACAATCAAGAACGCCGCTGGCGACGCATACATTGAGATCAATGCGTCAGGGATCGTGCTGAACGGAAACACCAAGATCGTTGGCGGCGCTGACATCGGAGGAGTAGGCGGGCAACCTCTTATCAATTTGACCTTGTTCGAGACCTGGTTGGCTGCGCTTGGGTCAGCGATTGGCGCAACCGGGGCGACTCCGCTTACCGGCGCATCTTTGGGCGCGCTGTTCAACTCGGCAGCTCTCGCTTTACCCGCGGTGGGAACGACGCTCGCAAAGGGATTGTAGTGGCTACTAGATGCGCGTTCGCGGTTCTGGTTGTGGCGCTTGCTGCTCCGGCACTACCGATCTCAACTGCGCCACCGCTCCCTATCGTTCCGGCAAAGCCAAAGATTGGTAGCTTTGAACTTCCCGGGGTTCCGCCGATCAGCTTTTTGCCTGCGACTCCGGAGCTACCAATCCCAACGATGCCGCCACTTCCAATGGTGCCAGCGAGACCAAGAATAGGCGCTCCGACTGCTCCACCGTTGCCGGGGATCCCTGACATTGTTCCTCGTCCAGCAGCCCCAGCGTTACCGATCCCGACCTTTCCGGCTCTACCGATTCTTCCTGCCGGCACCTGTCCCCTCGATGCGCCTCTGATCTGATCCATGCCAATTCCTTCCTACCCATTCGGCTCGACGCCGGGCGGTTACGATCCGTCTGTGCCCAAGCTGCCGCGCGGCAATTTCGTGCCAGCGGCGCCGATGTACGACGGGTTGACGCGTGACCATGCGGTTGACGCGGATGGTCGCTCGAAGACCATTCACCCAATCGACGCGGGTGTGCAGATGGCGATGTTCGTCCAACGGGGAGAATTGTCGTCGAGCCCAACGACAGGAAACACGCTGCTGCAGATGCGTGAGCTAGCAACCGATCGCCAGCAAGCCGAAGTCGAGCGAATCGTTCGCGCGGCAAATCCGATCGCCCGATACCTCAAAGACGGCAGCATCACGATCCGCCGCATCGACTCGGAATTTCGCGCCCAAACCGGAGCCCTG